CGAGCGCGGGGTCTGGTGGCAGGAGTGGCGGCCCCGCCAGCTCACGACCCACCACCGCGCCGTCGACGGCACCGACTTCCGCTGCCTCCCGCACGCTGACGCCACCTTCGACGCCGTCGCGTTCGACCCGCCCTACGTCTGCCCCGGCGGGCGCAAGACCTCGACCGTGAAGCCGATGCACGACCGGTACGGCATGAACGAGGGCGGCCACGAGGACCCGATGTTCTCCACGCCGGCCGAGCTGCAGCAGATCATCAACGACGGGCTCACCGAGATGGTTCGCCTCGTCAAGCCCCGCCAGACCAAGAACCGCGGCGGGATCATCCTCGTGAAGTGCCAGAACTACATCTGGTCCGGCGCCCTGTGGGAAGGCGCCGAGCTCACCCGCGACCACGCCCGTGCCCTCGGCTGCGACGTCGTCGACCGCCTCGAGTACCTCACCAAGCCCGGGCCGCAGCCCACCGTCAACCCCGACGGGTCCCCGCGCCGACAGGTCCACGCCCGCCGCAACCTCTCGACCCTCTTCGTGTTCCGCGCGCCCGCAGCAACCGCCACCCAGGGGTCGCTGCTGTGAGATCCAACCAAGGAGCGGCACGCGAGGGGGGAAGGCCGGAACGAGTCACCGTCACTCCGGCTGACCCTGGCCCGACCCCCTCGCGCCGATACCGACCCCAAGACGGCGCACCACGCGGCCACCTCATCGCCGAGTGCTGGTGCCAAGCCACCACCGTCGCCGTACCCGCCGACGAGATCCGCCGAGGCCGCACCGGCACCTGCGGCGCCCCGAACTGCCAGGAGGCAACGATGCCCGAACCCGCCGAGCTCCCCACCCGAGACGAGCTCGCCCAGCTGCTCGCCGACGCCTGGGTGCCCGCACCGCACGCGCTGCCCCTCGAGCGCATCGCGAAGTCGAGCCCCGACCACGTGCGTCGCTTCCGAGCCCAGGCCGACGCCGTGCTCGCGCGCATCGGTGGTGGCGAGTGACCTGGGTCCGCCTCGATGACCAGTTCGCCGGCCACCCCAAGATGGAAGCCGTCGGCCCCCTCGCCGGATGGCTCCACGTCGCCGCGCTCTGCTACTGCGCCCAGTACCTCACCGACGGCCGCATCCCGAAGACCAAGGCCCTCAAGCTCACCGACGTCCCCAAGCCCCGCGCCCAGATCGCAAAGCTGCTCGCCGAGCACGTGTGGGAGGAGGACGGCGACTCGTACGTCATCCACGACTACCTCGTCTACCAACCCTCCCGAGCCCGGGTCCTCGCCGAACGCGAGGCCGCCGCCGAACGACAACGCAAAGCCCGTGAGTCACGCCGTGACAAACCCGTGACTCACAACGGCAGTCACGCCGTGAGTCCGCCTTCCCCGGCCCGGCCCGACCCGACCCCTTCACATAGCCGATCAGATCCTCTCGGTTTCACCGAACCCGACGACCAGGCAGAGCACCTCGCCGCCGGCGTCCCCATCGAACCCGACCTCGACCCCGCCACGCCACCGCCGATCCCCGACGCCAACCGCTCACTCGGCCTCACCGCGATCCACGACCTCAAGGCCAACCGCACCCGAACGGAGCAACCATGAGCACGAAGCGGTACCCGATCGAACCCCTCGCCGAAGCCCTCGGCGTCACCCTCGGCATCGAAGGCAACCCCAACGACGACGCCCTCCTCGTCGGCTACGCCCACCTCGCCGAAGCCCTCGGCATCGACAGCTTCGAAACCGTCCGCACCCAACGCAAACGCCGCCTCTCCGACCGACAAGCCGACCAACCACCACCTGTGGACAACAGCGACCAAGGAGAACCGTGGACCCTGATCTGAACCAAGACGATCGGACCGGTCCGCCGGCGAAACGCGCGGCCGCGCGACCCATCGGCCGCCGCTACCCGCTCGACCCGTTGGCCGCCGCCGCAGGGATCGTGCTCGGCGTCGAGGGCAACCCGAACGACGAGGACCTCCTCGTCGGCCTGGCGCTCCTCGCCGCCCGGCTCGAGCTGCCGGTCGACACGGTCCGGACCCAGCGGCGCCGCGGGCTGTCCGATCGGCAGGCCGACCACCACGCGTGCGCGCTGGGTCGTCACCCGGTCGAGATCTGGCCGTCCTGGTGCCACGACGCGACCGTGGACCGGTGGTGGTGCGGGTGCGCGGCGCCGCTGACGGTGGGCCGGCACTGCGAGCGGTGCGACGGGTTCGTGCGGCCGATCGTGAACCCGGTTGCCGTTGACCATGGGGTGTGGCCACATCGAAGCTCAGCGACGACGAACGCGCCGGGATCGTCGCCGCGATCCGGGCCGGGCGGCCGCGCAACGACATTGCGCGCGAGTTCGGGCGAGGTGCTGCGACGGTCACCCGGATCGCCAACGCTGAGGGCCTCAGCTTTGATCGGGAAGCCACGAAGCACGCGACCGAGGCCCGGCGAGCGGACAATGCCGCTCGCCGCGAGCGCTTGATCTCCGAGATGTACGCGAACGCGGAGCGGTTGAATCGGCAGATGTTCCGGCCGGCGGTCGAACGCAAGCCGATGGTCGTGTCAGACGGCGGCGGCATGGGGTCGCACACCGAGATCGTCGAGGTGAAGCTCGATCAGCCGACGTTCGGGGACAAGCGGAACATTGCGGTGGCGACGAAGGTGCTGGTCGATGGGGCGCGGGTGCTCGAGCAGGTGTCGGACAGCGGGCAGGAGGCGGCGAAGGGCATGCTCGGCCGTCTGGTCGACGGGATCCGCGCCGAGGTGGCGTCATGAGCGACTGGCAGGTGCACATCACCGACGACTGGCGTCACGTCGACACGTCGCTGGTCGTGATCTACCGGACCGTGCGCGATGGCGTCGAGGTGATGCGCACCCCGGGCGAGGTCGTCGAGCTCGACGCCGGTACGAGCATGGTTGGCGAGGGCATGCTCCTGCCGACGTCGGCGCTCAAGGCCATCGCCGAACGGTTGAAGCCTGGCGCGTCGGCCGGCGAGGTGAAGCGGCTCGAGGACGCCCTTGAGGTCGAGCGTCGCCGCGTCGACGACGTGCTTCGGAGGCGACCGTGAGGCGCTACGGGCTGACGCTGCTCATCGACGTCGCAGTCGTGCTCGCCACCGCGGCATGGCTGCTCTCCTCAGCGCACCCGACCCTGCACCTCGCGTGAGCGACGACGAAGGCCCCCTCGAGCTCGGCCCCAAACAACGCCGCTCCATCGCCCAAGCCACGGCGCGCGTGAACATCTGGCACGGCTCCGTCTCCTCCGGCAAGACCGTCGCCTCGATCATCGCCTGGCTCGACTACCTCAACCGCGACTGCCCGAACCGCGGCGAGATCCTCATGATCGGCGTCACCCTGCAGTCGCTCGAGCGCAACGTCCTCAACGTCATCGCCGAGCTCGACGAATCGTTGATCGAACACACCACCGGTGCCTCGACCGCCAAGATCCTCGGCCGCACCGTCGCCACGATCGGCGCCAACGACGCCCGCGCCGAACGCCGCATCCGTGGCGTCACCGCCGCCGGCGCCTACGTCGACGAAGCCTCCCTGCTCCCGAACGACGGGTACTGGCAGCAACTGTTGAACCGCATGCGCGTCCCCGGCGCCCGCCTGTTCGCCACCACGAACCCGGACAACCCGACGCACTGGCTCAAGACCGTCATCGACGACCCCGACACCGGGTACGCCGTCTGGCACTTCACGCTCCCGGACAACCCCGGGCTCACCGACGAGTACGTGGCGGCGATCTCGCGGGAGAACACCGGGCTCTGGTACAAGCGCAACATCCTCGGCCTATGGGTGCTCGCCGAAGGCGTCATCTGGGACGCCTGGGACGAAGAACGCCACGTCGTGCCCCGCATGCCGCAGCTCTCGAACTGGACGGTCGCCGTCGACTACGGGACCGCCGGCGTGTTCGCCGCCCAGCTCCTCGGCATCGGCCCCGACGAACGCGTCTACCTGGCCCGCGAGTACCGGTGGGACGCCCGCGCCCAAGGCCGCCAGCGCACCGACGCCCAGTTCAGCCAGGACCTGCGCGCGTGGCTCGACAACGTGAAGCTCCTCGGCGCTCCCCAGGCCCAGCGTGTCTACGTGGACCCGTCGGCGACGTCGTTCATCCGGCAGTTGCACTACGACGGCTGGCAGGGCGTGCGCCTGGCGGACAACGACGTGCTCGATGGGATCCGGTCGGTGGCGTCGCTGATCGCGGGGGACCGGTTTCGGGTCCACGAGTCGTGCACCGGGTGGCGTGGCGAGGTGCCCGGCTACGTGTGGGACCCGAAGGCCGCCAAGGTGGGCGAGGACTCGCCGGTGAAGGCGAACGACCACCACTGCGACGCGACCAGGTACGGCGTCATGGGGTTGCACCGGTGGTGGAAGCGGTGGCTGACCGAGCCGGCGTGAACCCGGTTGCCCCCGACAATGGCCGGGTGATCCTCGTCTTCGTTGCGGTCCTCGTTGCCGCGTACGCCGCGACGATCGTCGTCGAGTGGCGACGGAGACGCTGATGCCGCTGCCCGACAACGCCAACGCCGCATGGCCCCCGCCCGCCTGGGCCGGCAGCCACAAGACCATCGCCGAGGCCGCCGCCTGGTACGAAGGCGACACCACCAAGCTCGAGAACCTCTACGGCGGCAACCAGACCAACGCGGCGTCGTCCGGCCTGCTGTCCCGGTTCTGGTCCCGCCGCCAAGCCGACCGCGGCACCCAACGCCAACGCCTCCACCTCCCCGCCGCCGCCGACATCGCCGCCGTGTCAGCGGACCTGCTGTTCGGTGACGCCCCCGCGTTCCTGATCCCCGACGCCCACAACGAACAGACCGAAGCCAACTCCACCGAAGCACAGGCGTGCGAGGACCGGCTGAACGAGCTCGTCGACTGCGCCGGCATCGCCGCCACTCTGCTCGAGGCCGCCGAGTACGCCTCGGGGCTCGGCGGCGTGTACCTGCGCCCCGTGTGGAACACCGACCTCGCCGACCATCCGCTGCTCACCTACGTGAACCACGACTGCGCGATCCCCGAGTTCTGGCACCGCCAGCTCGTCGCCGTCACGTTCTGGTCCGAGGTGCTGCGCAACGAAGGCCAGGTGTGGCGCCACCTCGAGCGCTACGAGATGCAGGGCACGCAGTCCGTGATCCTGCACGGCCTGTACAAGGGCACGCCGACGACGCTCGGCGTGAAGGTCGATCTCGCCGAGTCGTCGCAGACCGAGCACATCGCAGTCGAGGACGACGGCGAAACCGTGCTCATGCCCGAAGGCATCACGACGATCGGGGTCCGCTACGTCCCCAACGCCCTCGACCGCCGCAACCGCAAGGACCCGGTCGGCCGCTCCGACACCGCCGGGTCCGAACCGGAGATGGACGCCCTCGACGAGACCTACAGCGCGCTGATGCGCGACGTCCGCCTGGCGAAGGCGCGGCTCACGGTCCCCGACGAGTTCTTGGACAAGGCGGGCCGCGGCAAAGGCGCGTCGTTCGACATGGACCAGGAGGTGTTCTCGCCCCTCGAGGTCGACCCGAAACAGTCCGGCACCACCGGCATCGCCCTGTTCCAGCCGGAGATCCGGTCGGAGCCGTTGCTCACGATCGCCGCCGACCTGTTCGAGCAGGTTGCCCGGACCGCCGGCTATTCGCCGCAGTCGTTCGGGATGCAGGGCGACGGCGCGAAAGCCACCGCCACCGAGGTGGACGCTCGGGAGGGGACGTCGGATCGGACAACGAACCGGAAGAAGCGGTACTGGCAGAAGCCGGTGGACGACGTCCTCGAGATGATGCTGGTCATCGACGCTGAGGTGTTCGGTTCAGGGGTCACGCCGTTGCGGCCGCGGATGGAGTTCGCTGAGGCGGACGCCGACATGCGGGACATCGCGACGTCGCTCAACCTGCTGAACATGGCGGGGGCGGTGTCGACGGAGCGCAAGGTGCAGTTGCTGAACCCGAAGTGGGACGACGGCCAGGTGCAGGACGAGGTCGCGCAGATCAAGGCGGACACGGGCATGTCACCGGATCCGTTCGGGGCGGGCCCGGGCGCGCCGCCTGTCCCGCCGGCCGTGCCGCCGCCTGGTCCTGACGGTGGGCCGCCGCCGTGATGACGTTCCCGATGCCCACGGCGTTCGGTTCGACGCACTGCACGATCGAACCACAGGGCGACTTCGGGCATCCGCAGATGACGCTCGCCGAGCTCGTCGCCGACCTGCGCCAGCGCGCCGCGAACATCGGGCCCCGGTTCGACGTGCCGCTGTCGGCCCGTGAGCTGACCCGGATCCTCGACGCTGTCCCGCTGCCGTGAGGTCACGCGCGGTGCTGCGCGACGGCAAGGTCGCCCGCGTCAAGGTCACCTCGAGGACCTCGTGCCCTTGCGGCAAACGCGCCTACTCGTCGCGCAAGGTCGCCGCCGCCAAGGCCATCGAGATGTCGAAGCTCTCCGGCGAACCGATCGAGGCGTACCACTGCGTCCGTGGCGGCCACTGCTTCCACATCGGCCATCCGCCCGGCTGGCGGCGGGCCCAGCGCGAGGCGATGGCGTCCTGATGCACGCGATCTGCGCCAACCAGGTCACCTGCGCTGCACCCGGCTGCCACCAGCCCGGCACCGTCGCCGTCGGGTACACGCCACCGGCCCGCAAAGCGAAGCACCCGAAGACCGGGCAGATCCTGTACCTCGAGGGCCGCACCGTCGCCCTCGAGTACTGCGAACGCCACGCCGCCACCGAAAGCGAGTGACCATGCAGATCCTCACCGCGTTCACCCCCGAGCACGTCGCCTACTGGGAGCACCTCGAGCCACGGCCAGCGACCTTCCGCGCGCCCGCCGGCGTCGAAGACTGCGGCGACGCTGAGGTCATCATCACGTGCTCAGACATCAGCCGCGAAGAGCAAGTCGTGCGAGTCGCGTGGAAGCCCGACGAGATCGAGCTGGCTGCGCTCGCCCAAGGCGGAACGATCTGGCTGTCGACGTGGGGCACGCTGCTGCCTCACATGCTCGAGGTCCAGGCCCCCGAGCCGGCGTCGAAGCTTTGGAAGCCCGCTCATGCCGGCGGCTGACCCCGAGCTCGCCGCCGAGCTCGCCAAGACCACCCTCCAGGTCTACAGCGAAGCGGTCGACCGGCTCCTCAGCATGATCTCCCGCCGCCTCGCCGCCGGCATCGACCAGCCTGGCTGGGCCGAAGAGAAACTGTGGGAGCAGATCACGCTCCGCAACCAAGCCCAAGGCGTCGTCGACCAGCTCGCCGTCGACGGGCCCACCGCCGTCACCGAAGCACTCACCGCCGCCTACGGGAAAGGGTCGGCCGAGGTCGCCACCGGGTTCGCTGCGACCCACACCCGCGGCCTCGATGCCCTGATCCGCGAGACCGTGACCGCCGTCGAATCGACGCACCTGCAGATCGTGCGCTCCACGGTCGACATCTTCCGCCAGGTCGTCACCGAAGCGTCCCTGCCCGGCGTGCTCACTGGCACCCAGACGACCCGGCAGGCCGCGCAGTCGGCGCTCAACAGGTTCGCCAACCAGGGCATCACCGGGTTCACCGACACCGCCGGCCGCAACTGGCAGCTCGACAGCTACGTCGAGATGGCCACCCGCACCGGTGCCGGCCGCGCCCAGGTCGCCGGCGGCCTCGACCGCCTGCAAGACCAGGGCAAGGACCTCGTCATCGTGTCGAACGCCCCACAGGAGTGCTCGAAGTGCCGGCCTTGGGAGGGCCGCATCCTGTCCATCACGGGGGCAAGGGTGGGGGAGCGGCTCACCAACGGTCGCAGCGTCGTCGCGTCGGTCGCGGATGCGCGCGCTGCTGGCCTGTTGCACGCCAACTGCCGGCACCAGCTGGGCGCGTACATCGAGGGGCTGACGAAGCCGATGACGCACACCGCCGACCCCGACGGTGACGCGCTGCGCCAGGAGCAGCGGCGCCTCGAGCGTGGGGTGCGGCAGTGGAAGCGGCGCGAGGCCGTCGCCATGTCCGACCAGGAACGTGCGGTGGCGCGGGCGAAGGTGGCCGAGTGGCAGGGCGCGCTCAAGGAGCTCGTCGACAGCAACGATTTGAAGCGGCTCCGGTACCGGGAGCAGATCGGATGAACCCGGTTGCGTCGCATACTCGTCGGCGATGACACGTCGCCTCGCAAACCCGTTCTCCGGTCTCCTCACCCACCTGTCCCTCCTCGCCTCGCTGGGCGTACTCGGCGCAGCGATGCTCGCCAACGGCGACGGCGGCGCAGGTGACGGCGGTGACGCCGGTTCGGGTGAGGGCGGCGACACGGGCAAGGGCGGCGCTGGTGGCGCCGACGACAAGGGCGGCAAGGACGACGGGAAGGGCGACAAGCCCGGCACCGTCACGATGACCCAGACCGAGCTCGACGCCATGATCAACAAGGCGCACGGCAAGGCCAAGTCGCAGTCCGAAGCCGACTTCAAGAAGTGGCTCGACGCCCAGGCGATGACCGAGAAGGACCGCGCCAAGGTCGAGAAGGAAGCCGCCGAGAAGGAACGCGACGACGCCAAGGCCGAAGCCGCCCAGTCCCGGGTCGACATCGCCGCTGAACGCACCGCCCTGCGTGCCAAGGTCGACCCCGACCGTGTCGACCGGTTCATGCGGCTCCTCGACACCAGCGCCGACGACCTCAAGACCGCCGACGGCAAGCCCGACCAGGCCGCCATCGACAAGGCCGTCGCCAAGACCCTCGAGGACTTCCCCGAGTTCCTCGGCGCCGGTGACGGCAAGCCCACCAAGAAGGGCGGCTCGTCCGGTGGCGACCACAACGGCGGCAACGGCGGCAAGACCTGGACCCGCGCAGAGATCGCCAAGCTGACCCCGGCCGAGTACGAGAAGAACCAGGCCGAGATCGACGCCCAGTTGAAGGAAGGCCTCATCAAGGTCTGAGCGCACTGCGCCGTCCGACGGGACGCGAAACACGGGGGCCGACGGGCCGTAAACGGGCAGCCAACACCACCGCTCCGATACGACCCATGGAGGTCCCCATGCGCCCCGTTGCGCTCCTCGCAGTGTTCACCCTGGCGCTCATCCTGGCGCCGCAGCTGTTCGCCCGACTCGCCGGCCTCGAGCTCCCCAAGCTCGCCCGCGACGCCGGGACGTTCGCCACGTTCATCCCCGAGATCTGGTCCCAGAAGTTCCAGCTCGCCCTCCAGAAGTCGCTCGTCTACGGGTCGCCGCTGGTCGTCAACCGGGACTACGAAGGCGACATCTCCGCGATGGGCGACACCGTCCACATCAACAGCTTCTCGGACCCCACCGTCTCGACGTACACGAGCGGGACGACGCTCACCTACGAGGACCTGAACACCGCCGACCAGGTGCTCGTCATCGACCAGGGCAAGAGCTTCGCCTTCAAGGTCGACGACATCGACAAGCGCCAGGCCGCCGGCAACGTCGCCGGGCCCGCCATGAACCGGGCGGCGTACAAGATCCGTGACGGCATCGACATCGCGATCGAGGCCCTCGGCGCGAACGTCGCCTCCGCCAACGCGGTCGGCACCGTCGCCGTCGCCACCGCCACCCCCGCCACGGCCTACGACAACGTGCTCATCCCGCTCAAGGTGAAGCTCGACGAGGCCAACGTCCCGACCGAGAACCGGTACTGCGTCATCCCCCCGTGGATGCACGGCCGGCTCCTCCGCGACGACCGCTTCGTCCGCGCCGACGCCGCCGGCGGCAGCAAGGGCGGCGTGCAGGGCAACGGGTTCATCGGCCAGGCCGCCGGCTTCAACATCGCGGTCAGCAACAACGCCAACCTCGTCACCGGCGACGACTACCGGTGCCTCGCCGGTGTCCCCGACGCCATCACGTACGCCGAGCAGATCGTCGAGACCGAGGCGCTGCGCCTGCAGACCACGTTCGCCGACGCCGTCCGCGGCCTCTACGTGTACGGCTTCAAGCTCGTGCGCCCCGACATGATCGCCACCGCGATCGCCTCCCAGACCTGAGCCACCCAGTCGTCCGGCCGCTCGGGGTCCGTGAGGCGAGCCCCGAGCAGGCCGGCGTTCCGCCCACCCGCACCCGCAGTACCCAACGAAAGGGGCCACGATGGCTCGCACCGCAATCACCGTGACCTCGTTGACGGCGGAGACCGTCAACGCGGTCGTCCTCGCGTCGATGGGCGTCGCCATCGACGCCACCAACAGTCACGTGATCACGCCGGGCGCCGGCGTCGACCCCCGCGACTGCTTCATCTTCATCTACCACACGACCGCGTCGACGAAGACCGCGACGCTCAACGCCGGTGACAACCCGCCGGCCATGCGCCAGGGCGGCGGCAACCTCGTCGGATCGTTCACCGACGGGTCCACCACCCCGACGCTCGCCATCATCCCGCTCTCGTCGTCCCGGTTCATGCAGTCGGACGGGACCTTCGAGGTCGACATCCAGGCGTCGATGACCGGCCGGATCGCATGCTTCCGCATGCCGAGGACCGCCTGATGGCCGGCGCAGAGGCGATCACGCTGGTGACCCGCGGCTCGGGCGGCGCCTACCAGATCCAGGACCTGCCCCGGGCCGGCACCCTGCAGCGCGACGCCTTCGAGTACCTGGTCCGCCACCAGGGCCTCAACATCGTCGGCCTCGCCGGCGACGGGGTCGCGGTGAACGGCGACAACCAGGTCGTCGACGAGCACGGCGACGTCGTCAAGGCGTTCGAACCGTTCGACCTTCCAGCACCGTCCGGCCCGGACGTCGACGAGGCCGAGCTCGAGATCGCGGCGCTCGCCGCCGGCGACGGTCCGGTCGAACCACCGAAGAACGCGTCGACCGCGGCGTGGCAGGACTACGCCGTGTCGAAGGGCGCCGACGGCGACGAGGTCGCCGACCTGTCCCGCGACGAGCTCATCGAGCTGTACGGGACCGTCTGAGATGGCCCGCAGCGAGCTCGCCACCCAGACCGCGGTCGCCGCCGGACTGACCGCCACGTTCTCCGCCGCGAACGCGGCGGGGCACTGGTTCGATCCGTCGGCGATCGTCGAGGTCGTCAACGGTTCGGGTGGCAGCATCAACGTCACGTTGACGACCCCTGAGACCCGGGCCGGGCTCGCCGTCGCCGACCCGGTCATCGCCGTGGGCGCCGGGGCGCGGGTGCACATCGCGATCCCACAGTCCCAGGCCGCCACGTACATCCAGCCGACAGCGGGCACCGCCTACGACGGCAAGGTGTTCATCGACTTCTCCGCGGTCACGTCGGTGACGTGCGCGGCGATCGGCCGCTGACATGTCGTGGCATCGGCTGCCGTCCGGGGTCCCGTACTTCGCCCCGGCCGGCACCGACCTGCCCGAGGGCGCGGTGCCGATCGACGAGATCGTCGACCCGGTCGAGGACTTCGTAGCGGTCGGCCCCGAAGTAGCCGGCGACGAGCTCGGCGCGCAGGACGGCGAGCTCGGGGACGGTCCAGGGGCGGGCGTCGAAGCCGGTGAGGACGAGGGCGATGCGCAGGTCGATGGCGGGGAGGGTAGTTGACCGTTGCGTACGCCACCGAGGACGAGCTCGCCAGCTACGTCGCCGCGGCAGCCGGCCTGGGTGACGCCAGCCGGCTGCTGATCCGCGCCTCCGAGCTGCTCGACGACAAGGTGCTGATGCCGTTCTCGATCGACGACGACACCCAGCTCCCCACCAACACCGACATCGCGACGGCGCTGCGGGACGCAGCGTGCGCCCAGGTCGAGTTCTGGCTCGAGGTCGGCGAAGAGCACGACGTCGACGGGTCAGCCAACAAGCAGGTCTCCATCCAAGGCCTCAACCTTTCCGAGCTCCCTCCGGAGCTCGCACCCCGGGCCCGGCGGATCCTGCACACCGCGGGCCTGCTCAATCAGTCCGGGCTCTCGTACTCGCAGGCCCGGTTCGCCCCGTTCTTCACGGGAGCCCAGTGATGCGCGTCCCCTCGGCCCTGCTGCGCACCCGTGCCGTCATCACCACCGAGACCGGCACCGCCGGCAACGGCACCCCCGTCCTGGCGCGCCCGCGCCCGTGCCGCGGCAAGCTCGAGCGGAAGCGCCGCGCCGTGAAGACCCCGACCGGTGTCACCGTGATGGGCACGGCCTCGTTCATCGTCCGACCGGACGTGCCCGTCGCCGTCAACGACCGGGTCGACATCGGCCTGCTCACCTACGACGTGCTCGAGGTGAGCGCCGGCGACCACCTCGGCCGCGACGCCTTCCTCGACCTCACACTCGGCGGCCCCCGATGAGCCGCGTCGTCTGGTCAGGGGACGTCGCCACAGACCAGATCCGGGCCGCGGCCCTCGCCGCACTCGAGGACGCCGCCGAGTTCCTGCTGCAGGAGGCCAACGAGACCGCACCGATCGAAGAGGCGACGCTCATCCGGTCCGGGACAGTCAGCGTCGACCGATCCAAGGCGGTCGCCCGCATCTCGTACGACACGCCGTACGCGCGCCGCCAGCACGAAGACACCCGGCTGCGCCACGACCCCGGACGCCGCGCCAAGTGGCTCGAGCGCACCCTCAACGAACAGGCCACCCGGGTCGGCAGGTACATCGGCGACCAGGTCCGCAAGAAGGTGCGCTGATGCTCGCCTTCGCCGTCGCCAAGTACCTGCCTACGGTCGTAGACACGCTCACGTTCGACGAGACCGGCCCCAGCGGCAACCTGTTCGTGACGTGGATGCCGTCGACCCCGGACCTGTGCGTCGGGATCATGGGCCAGCCCGGCCAGCCGCAGCCGTCGAAGCTCCCCGTCGACCTCCCCGGCCTGCAGGTCCTCGTGCGCGGCGTCCGCTACGACACTCGCACGCCGTTCGACCTGGCCCGCTCCATCTACTCGGCGCTCACCTGCCTCGACAACGTCACCCTCGACCAGGGCGGCGACGACGAGGTGCGGGTCATCGGGTGCACCGCCCTGCAGTCCGACCCGACATCGATCGGCCGCGACGACAACGACCGGCCCGAGTGGTCCCTCAACTTCGCCTTCCGCACCTACGCACCGACAGCCCACAGGAGCCTGACATGAGCACTCCCACCGACATCCTCGCCCGGGACTTCACGTTCCAGCTCAACACCGGGACCGTCGCCGTCCCCGTGTGGGTCACGGTCGGCGGCATCAACACCTGGTCCGACAAGCCGTCATCGAAGGACGCCGACACCACCAAGTTCTCCGACGCCGGCGCCGACACTCACCTCAAGGCGTCCCGCGGCCGCGAGTGGACGCTCAAGGGGCTCCTCCAGGAGGACACCGCCGACGGCGTCCGGGACGCCGGCCAGGACGCCTGCGACACATGGGCCAACAGCGTCGGCGCGGCGTCACGCAAGCAGTTCAAGATCACGTCGCCGGGCGGCCGGGCCCGCACCGCGCTCGCGACCGCCGAGCTCGTCGTCGGCGGCGGATCCAACGACGACCCAGCGGCGTGGGAGCTGACCGTGAAGACGTCCGGCGCGATCACCCGCACCTGATCGTGGCCCGCTTCTACGACTTCGACGCCGCCCGCGCCGCCCGCCGCGCCGCACCACCGCCGACCGCGCTCATCTTCGGTGAGACGGTCGAGCTGCCCCGATCGATGCCCGCCGCCGTGTACCTCATGCGCGAACGCAACAGCGCCGCCAACGAGGTCACCGCCACGATGCTCATCGATGAGCTCCGGCTCCTCGTCGGCGACCGGGTTGACGGCTGGGTGCTCGAGCACGACCTCGAAGAGGACGACCTGCTCGAGCTGCTCCACAACCTGGTGCGGCTCGTCAACACGCCCGAGCCGGGAGGTGGCGCCGAGGGGGAAGCACCGGCCCCCGCAGCGGGGGCGTCCCCACCCGATCCGTCGTCGAGCAGTGGCAGCTCCTCGAGTCCGATTTCGCCCGCGAGTACCGGATCGATCTGAGCGCCGCCGTGTTCGACGAGGGCCTCTCATGGCGCCGCTTCCAGGCGCTCCTCGCCGGGCTGTCGTTCGAGTCGCTGTGGCGCTGGTGGCTGCGGTCCCGGCCGCTCGAAGGTGAAGAGGCCGAGAAGTATTTCGCATCGATCTGAGAGGAGGTCCGCATGGCAGGGTTGAAGGTCGCTGATCTGTACGCGGACCTCGGACTCGACGATCGCCTCACGAAGGCCGTCGACAAGGCGGGCGTCAACTTCAAGGCGTCCGCCAAGGAGATGGACCGCGAGGGGCACCTGGGCCTCGACTCGGAGGACCTGTCGCGCGGCCTCAAGAAGGCCGAGGCCGACACTGACCGCACCGTCAAGGGCATCTCGAAGCAGGCGCCGAAGGTCGATGGCAGCAAGATCCCCGAGGGGATCAAGAAGGGCATGGACGGCGCGGACGAGGTCGTCAAGGAGGGCATGGGCCCGCTCGGCGACGTGTTCTCCGGTGGCATGGTCGGCATCGGGGTCGCCGGCGCCGGCGCCATGTACGCCGCGTTCGGGGCCACGATCGAACGGCAGAAGGGCAACAACAAGCTTGCCATCCAGCTCGGCCTCACCCCGGAGATGGCCAAGGCCGCCGGCGACTCGTCGGCCCGCATCTACGCCCAGGGGTTCGGGGAGAGCCTCGCGGACACGAACGACGCTGTCCGGTTCGTCGCCCAGAACATCGGTGGCCTCGGCTCGACCAGCCAGGACGAGTTCGATGACATGACGAAGGGCGTTGTCACGCTGTCCACGACGTTCGACCAGGACCTCAACAAGGTCACTGCGGCGGCCGGCACCCTCATGAAGAACGGCCTCGCGAAGAACGGCAAGGAGGCCCTCGACATCATCACCCGGGGCCTGCAGTCGCCGGCGAACAAGGCCGACGATCTGCTCGACACCCTGATCGAGTACCCGACCCAGTTCCGGGCCCTCGGCCTCACCGGTCCGCAGTCCCTCGGGCTGCTCTCGCAGGGCCTGCAGGGCGGTGCCCGGGACGCCGACACCGTGGCCGACGCGCTCAAGGAGTTCGCGATCCGGGCCAAGGACGGGTCGGACACGACGAAGACGGCGTTCGCTCAGATCGGCCTGTCGTCGTGGCAGATGGGCGAGGCGATCTCGCGGGGCGGTCCGCTCGCCCAGATGGCGTTGCAGAAGACGATCGAGAAGATCAACGCCGTGCCCGACCCGATGGTCCGGGCCCAGATCGAGACGGCGCTGTTCGGCACGAAGGCCGAGGACTTGCAGGGCGCGCTCGGGTCGCTGAACGTGAAGACCGCCGTCGACCAGGTCGACAACGTCGACGGCGCGATGCAGCGGGCCAACAACTCGACGACCACCGCCGCGTCCGGGTTCGAAACGTGGAAGCGGTCCATGGAGCTGAACGTCACCAGCTTCATCGACCAGTCCGTGATCCCTGCGCTCGGCCGGCTCGCCGACAAGTACCACGAGTTCTTCGGCGACGACTCCGGTGAGAACCTGCGCCGCGGCGCCGCAGTGCTGAACGGCACGGCCGACGGCGGCAAGGGCAACTGGTGGAGCGACTGGGGCGCCAACGCCGTCATCTCCGCGACCCCGGTCGGATCGCTCGCCAAGGGCATCTTCGGGTTCGACACGGGCGGCGTCGTGCCCGGGCCGATCGGCGCGCCGCAGCTCGCGATGGTGCACGGCGGCGAGACGATCCTGCCGACCCACAAGCCCGCCGGGTCGAGCAGCTCGGCGAGCATGCGCGGGCGCGCGGGCGGCCGCACCCGGGAGACCACGATCATCAAGTTCGGTGGCGCCGAAGTTGCCCGCCAGGAACGCATCCACGACAGGGCCTGGTCATGAGCGTCGTCACCGTCGACCGGTTCGGCACCGACCCTGCCGGCGACAGTCCCACCACGTGGGTCAACGAAGGCGACGAGGTGTCGCTCTCGGGTGACAACTGGATGCCAGGCGTCGCCAAAGGCAAGGCGCTGCGCCAGCAGATCCTCGGCCTCGCCTCCGACCCATCGAAGTACCGTGCCGTCACCGTCAACGACGACCCGTCGCAGGACGGCTACTACCAGGTCCTCGAATCGACGGTGACCAGCGAAGCGCTGCTCGTCTCCGACGGGCACCTCTCGTGGACGATGCGGCTGCGCCGGGCCCCCAGCGGGTTCGCCTACCCGGTCGTGCAGTGCCGCACCCTCGGCTACCACCGGGCCGGGTACCCGTCGGGCATGTTCTTCCAGCCGTGGCACGCCGTGCCGTCGTCGTGGAAGGGCTACGAGTGGGGCGACAACGTCCCGGTGGCCCCGTACACCCGCAAGCTGTTCGGCGGCGACACCATGGCCGTGTACATCGACAACGCTTTCGACGACGCCTTCGTCCGGGTCGGCGCCGCGCCCGCCGACTTCCTCACTGGGGCCGTGAAGCTCTCCTGCAACGGCTACCCCGTGATCGGCCGGCAGATCCCCAACGCGGTCACCGACTGGACGATCGACAACGGGCTGCTCCGCATCTCGAGCTCGTCAGGGGCGGGCAACCACTTCACGATCTCGACGGTCGACAAGACCGGGGCAGCCTGGCAGACGCCCACTGGCTTCCAGATCGGGTTCGGGTACGGCATCTTCACCACCCTGCCCGGCGGGGTCACCCCCCGGTCGATCACCGCGAAGCGGGTCGACGACGAAGAGGTAGTCCTGTGCGCGGCCTACCAGTCGTACCCGAACCAGTCCGGGTCGCTGCAGATGTTCCTCTCGCTCCGCCGCGGCTCCCGCTACGTGGTGTGCGCCCTTCGTTCCACAGACGAGCAGGAGTGGGCCGTCATGTTCGAGACGGCGTTCACCGGTGCGTTCATGGACCCGCTCACCCTCGGTTGGACCACCGGCCGCCGCGAAACCACCGGGTCACAGCGCCGCGTGATCATCTCCGGGAGCGCGAACACCACGGTCTACGACGGTGGCGCCGCCCTCAACGGCACCCCTGGCACCGCGCTCGATGTCGCCCTGGGCTACGACGTCGACCCCGGCGCCGTCGTGAAGCCCGACCGCGGAATCGACCTGCAGGACCAGTACTTCGAAGCGATCCGCGAGCTGCAGCGAGTGAGGGCCCAGTAGATGCCTGTCACCGAGGTGCTCATGGGGCCCGGGAGCTTCGAGCTCGACCTGGTCGCCGACTGCCCTGACGACATCAAGCGGCTCTGCCGGCCGGGCGCCAACATCATCGTTACCGACGTCGACCTCGGCGACGACATCACCGACCCGTACGTGCTGGCTGACCTCGCGATCTACAACAGCATCATCCTCGACCGCGTCTTCAAGACCGGGCACCTCGAGGGGTGCGGCATGCTCGGCTACCTCGAATCCGAGAAGGGGTACGCCGGCGCCGCTTCCGCCGGCGGGCACGGCAACCTCGGCGTCGCCTACCCGGCCACGATCAGCGACATCATGCCCAAGTGGTTCACCGGCGGCGCCCAGTCCGGCGGGCTGCGCTCGGGTACCGGGCACTCGCCGACCGCGACGACGATCAACAACCTCGACCAGTTCGCCTACTTGCCCCCCTTCAAGGGGCCGCTCGACACCGCGATGCAGCAGACCGGCAACGAGTACCGGTGCAGCCCGGCCGGGATCGTCGACTGGGGCACCGCGTCCGCCCTGTTCACGTCGACGCCGACCACCGCGATCTACCCGGGGCATGCCGGCCACGACCGCACGGTCACCGTGCTCGAGACGGCGTCGTGTGAGATCCGCGAGTCGTTGCGCCAGTTCCGCAACCAGGCCGAGGTGAAGGACAGCACCGGATCCCCGACCACCGACGTCGGCGGCGCCGGCGTCACCCGTTGGTACCCGGCGGGGGACTTCTGGATCCTGTGCACCCCGCGGGTCGTCGAGGTGCCGTCCAGCGACTTCACCGATGCCACCAACATCGCGTCGGCGCTCGCCGACAAGTACGGCAGCGTCCGCTACGAGGTCACCGTCACGGTCTCGGAGCCGTGCATCTCGAAGCTGCTCACCCCCGGCGACTGGACCGGCCTGTACGACCCGGACGCCAACTTCTACGACCTGGCCAACCCGCTCGACTTCGAAGGCGGCGTGATCTGGCCCAAGGCGGTCCGGGTCGTCGGCTACACGTGGCCGCTGCTGCGGGGCATGGGCGTGTACGTGGCCTACGACTCGAACACCCCGAAGTTGAAGCGGATCTCCGACTACGTGGCGTGGGAGAACAACGCCGACGGGACGATCCCGGCGACCGAGCTCGTGATCGGCGACAAGCCACTGCCCCGCATCGCCGACGCGTACGGATCGGCGATCGACTGATGGTGAACCCGGTTGCCCCTGACACTGGTGGCATGCAGCTGCGTGACTTCCTCGAGCGCCTGTTCTGGACCGTGGTCGTCGCCGGCCTCGCCAGCACGGTCGGTGCCGCCCTGTTCGACATCGAGGCGTGGAAGGCCGCCGCGATGACAGGGCTCGCCGCGGGCATCCAATGCGTCGTCGTCTTCGGCCGCTACCGGCTCAGCGTCCTCCCGAACCCGGGGGAGGGGCTGCCCGGCCTGCCCGTCGCGGGCGGCAACCGTGGCTGACCTCATCATCGACACGCGCACCGCCACCGGCGCGGTCGGTTCGTGCACCGTCACCATCGAACCCACCGACGTCGACGGCGCCGCGCTCGCCGTGTTCGACGGCGACGGCGTCCAGGTGCGCCGCCAGTCGACGCGCACCAACGCGGCCGGCACCGTCACCCTCGACGTCACCCCGAGCTCCGAGGTTGTCGGCGCCGGCCGCTACTACACGGTGGCGATCGCCGACAGCGACGGCGGCGAGTGGACGTTCCTCATCGAGAAGAGCACTGGCACCCAGACGCTCCTCGAGGCGCTGGTCGTCGACCCCGACGAGCTCGGCCTCGCCGTCGGTCTCGACAACCTGATCGACGGTGACACGGCGGTACGCACGACGGACGACCGGCTCACCGACGCACGACGCCCGCTGCCGCTCGGGTCACGGATGATCGCGCTCGGTGACTCGATCACGATCGGGACCGGGTCGACCTTGGCGTCAGGCGTGTCGATCACCGGGGACTCGCGGCAGGCCCCGGGGGGCCGG